CTTGTATATATAAGTCCATAGGAATATCAGTGTCTTCAAGACCTACATATAAACCTGTATCACCGTCCTTGGCGATGGCTGCAGAGTGTTGATAGCCATTACAGGTACCGTCAATAGGACACGGTATACACACTTCATGGTTATCATCAGCTTCTATTCCTTCCCATTCAAATGCACAAGCCAGAAATACAAAAGGTTTTTCACAATCATGTATGGTTTCGTTCTTGGCGGTATCCAAAATCATGTCTGCATTTTCTTCACACCAAGTTATACGGTCATTCAGCGACATTTTATCTACAGAGATATTATCTATACCTTGTTGTTCCATGAACTCTTTGTAGTTCCACTCGGTCCACTTAGGTATCTTATCTATCTCGTAAGTTTGATTATAGGAATTTGCTGTATGGATCTTAAGGGCTTGTAGACCTTTCTCATCAAGCGGCTTACCCCTGGAGAACATCATAAGACCTCTTGCCATGTCTGAGCCCTGATAGTTAAGAAAGGGTTCACGATAATATATACGCCCTCGATAGTCAAACTCAATAGCCTGAAAGAACTCTTCCATGTTTAGCATGGCTTCTGCCTTACGTAGAGTTATCCTTATCTCGTTATTCTTAGACATAGCTCTCAGGACTGCCAGCTTTTTATTCCACAGTGCTGCCTTCTGATTATAACGTTCTTTATTTTTCTTTGTGTCTTTAGCTTTCATTGCGTTATAGGCATTCTTAAGGTCTAACTTAGAACCCTCCTCGGGCATCTCAGGGATTGTGGGAAGAATATCTAAAAGATTTTTAGTAATCACATCATACAGTCTTTTATTTATTTTCCATGGTTGACCTTCAAGTTTATCCGCTGCCTGAACAAAAGGTTTTCTTATTAGACTTTTAAACTTAAGGGCTCTGTCGTCATCCCATCCTTTAATTATGGGCCTACCACCTCTAAATAGGGATCTTACCTTTGGTAGTTCGGTGTGGTGGGTTGCGATAAGAACGTCCCTGTCTTCTACTACAGGTATTACATTTATCTCGGCCCAGCCTGCCGTAGGTTCTACCATAAAGGGTGCGTCTCTATCCAGCTCAGAAAACCCTGGGTCCCTGTAAACTCTCAGATAACCTTTCTGTAAGAAGCTTTCAATGATTAAATCACCAACACAGATTTCATTACGCCATGAAAGAGTTTCATCTGTAATGTAATTAACTAACACACTACCTATTCGAGTAGATAAAGCAGTTAGCTTAGCTTTACCTGCTGGTACTGCCCGGGTATCTCTTGAAAAGAAAGCTTGTACAATATCAGCAGACATAGAAATTATTTTTTCTGCGTCTTCATTAAACTTAGTATAGAATCTTAGTAGTACTGCTCCAGAATTAGCCTTAGGATTATTAGGATTTATTTTAGCTACCCTATCTTTAAGGTACTTAGCTACTTCTTCTATTCCACTCATGCCTCTCTCCTTAAAACGATGTTTCGTTCATGGCCTCAAGTCTGCCTGTATTTGGTATGTATTTAACGGCGCCTGCGGGTCCCGTATTACCTGTATACCGAGATTTAAGTACCTTAAGTGCGATTATATTTCTGTCTGCTTCATCGTCACTTGCTATATTCCTGGCGAATGCAATGATATCATGTGATACTTGTTTAATAGAACCACTACCACGGATATCATCTACAGTAGGCATTATCCCTTCTTCGAAAGACTTACCTGCTGTTAACATTTTCCTCAAATGAGATATTAAACCTATCCATACGTTATGTTGCTTAGATATTCTTAAAAGGTCATTCATTATCTTATCGACTGCTTCATTACCTGTGAGCCCTTCAGCACCTTCAGATACAAGAATAGTTATATGATCTATAAATAAATACTTGCAGCCCCTGAGAGCCATGTAATCTAATTGATTAACTATACCGTCTGACATAGATCCGGCATGATCTAACACGAGTACTCTGTCGTCACCAAATACTTCTTCAAAACCTTTCTTTAACTCTGTAATAGGAATGTCTTCATTAGCAGGGTTACGATTAAGTTTCATACCAGATAATTTCTTAGCAGTCTCTGCGGGAGACTCTTCAAGAGATATAAGACCTATTTTATCATCAGTATTTTCTATTATCTCCAGTATTACTTCTCTTAATAGAGTACTTTTACCAGCTCCGGTGCCCGATGTAAAAAGAGTAATCTCTCCTGGCCTCATACCTTTAAGCTTTTCATTGAGCCCTGGTAAGCAGCTTGGGAAGGGTTTAGATTCTATCTTATCATAGTCTTCCATTGCTTTCCATAGCTGATCTCCACTTAGTATGAATTGAGGATTATATATCTGTGCGTTCCATATTGTTTCCATGACAGAACGTTTACCCAGTGCAGTATACTCCTCACTTGCATCTTTCTTATTAGAAGTAGCTATCTTTACTTTATCATAACCAATAATAGATGCCAGCTTTTCTATAGCGATTTTACCTGCATCATCCTTCTCAATGTAAAGGACTACTTCGTCAAAGGATCTTATCCATTCTCTTTGTTCTATAGCAGCCTTTAAGTTATTAGCGCTGGCAATAGATACAACGGGATAAATCATATTGTAATGTTGTTTGCTACACTCTGCTACGGCGAGTGCGTCCTCTTCTCCTTCTGTTATTATTAAGCGCTTACCACCAGGGGCGAATGCGTGCTGACCAAAGAGTTCATCACCAAGGCTGCCTTGTATCTTAAAAGCCTTAGGTATCTCTCTTATTTTAGAACCTGTTTGTTTCTTACCTCTAAAGTACGGGTAATAAACTTTATCTGTCTTACCGTATTGATCTACACTGCTAACTACTTTAAATCTTTCACAAATATCTTTAGAGATTTTTCTTTCTTTGACAGTGCTGTAAGGTAAATCTGCTATTGTATTCATAGTATCCCTTTCTGTTTGATGATTCTCATCTTTATGTAATGCACCGCAAGCCATACATTTATTAGGTGCGGTATCGTCATAGTGAGCTACGGCGTCACTAGAACCACATATACTACATGGTCCATGCCTTAAAAATTTAGCCATTGTTTCTCCTTTCTGGCTAGATAATTAAATACCTATCATTTTCCTTTCTTCTTAGGTATATTAAGTCTGTTGTTAGTTGTAATTCTTCTTCCCATCCTTTCCCATAGATATCTTTCCATGCTTTAATTGTTGCCTTCTGCGGGTCTTTACCTCTACCGCTGAGAAGTGCTTCTGCTTTCTTAGGTCCTATCTTTGGTAGACCTTTAATATTGTCTGAAGTATCTCCCATAAGAATTTGTTTATGAAGATTATAACTAGCTTCTTCCTCAGTGACTTCGATATAACGCCAGTCTTTATTATTGAAGTGCATTCCAGGTACTTGCAGCATATCTTTATCGATAGATACTATGATACCTGGTTCTTCAGTCTGCCACATAGCTAGTAGATCATCAGCTTCTTGACCTTCTGCTGGGATAGCTTCTAGTTCTTCACGAAGGAATTTGTAAGCTTCAGAGAATAATTCTTTTATTTCAGGATCTTCTTCTTTCTTTCTGTTAGCTTTATAATCAGGGAATATTTCTCTCCTGAAATTACCCCTACCACTGATGGCTATCTTACCGTTATCTGCCATAGTCTCATGCATAACATCATCTATCAGGTTTAAAGCTTTTTCTTTAAAGCCTACTATATCATTACCCCATGCGCAACGATGTACGAGAAGATCTCCATCAATATAAACGTTCATTAGGAACCTCCTTTCTTGATGTTCCAGTTGTTTGGATTATGCTTATCATCGTTATAGTTGTTAGCGGGTCTCAGAAATCGTTCATAAGCTTTTGCCTTATCCAAACTTAAATTGGCGTAAAGAACATTATAACATATTTTGTTCTCTTTTGCAAGTAGTTTTTTCATTAATTTTTCTCTGCCAATTAAATAATCTCCATGAGTAATATAATACCACTGCTCTATCTCATAACGCTTAATAATATTACGCCTACATAGCGGCGCTACACCTATGTAACCATCTTCTAGAGAAGTATGAGCATCATTATTAATCCAATACACTTGGTAGCCATCTGTTTTATACTTAGGATAGAATTGTCTTTTAAAGTATTCATCACGAGTAAACTTATCTGTGACTACATGGCCCAACATTTGGTCATATTGTTTTAATACTTCGTTTTCCATTAGTGAACCTCCATATAAGTGTTACCAGATTTAATATCACCTGCTTCCATTATAGTTACATTGTAAAGTTTAGGTGCTTCTTCAAACCAATGTTTAATTATTGATTTTGCTTTAGGTATCTGAGCAGGGTCATCTAATTCCCACGTACATTCATCGTGATAAAATAATAATTGATTAGCTTTTATATTATCTTGTTGAAATTGTTCATTAATTTTTACTACAGTTGCTTTCATAAGGATAGCTTCAGTACCTTGGATAAGATAATTAAATGCTTTATAAGCTTCTGGTGTATAAAGGCGTCTACCATCTATGCTTTTAATATAGCCTCTTTCAGCTGCACCTTGTACTTTAGCAGTTAAGTCTGCCAGCTGAGGCCATCGAGCTAAGAACTTCTCTTTAGCTTGAGCACCATCTTTAGCATTAGTACCTAAGATTCTACCTAACTTAGCTCCTCCTGCACCAAAGGCCCATGCAAAGAAAAATGGTTTAGCCTTATCTCTTGAGCAGCCTATTGCATCAGCATTCTTTTGATGTATATCACCTGCAAGAATCTCTTGGGTAAACTCTTCATCACCTACGAAGTGAGCCATGATACGAGCTTGGTATGAAGCACCATCGGCACTGATTAGAGTCTTTTCTGGTTCGGATTCCATTAACTCCCTGATTTCTTTACCATATTTTGCCTTGGGGCTGGGGATGTTGGCGATAATCTTGTGTGTTTGCCTGCCGCTTGCAGCGCCCAGATCAACAACATCACCGTATAATCTATCATCACGTTCATCAATAGAATCTAACCAACCTTCAAGGATAGACTTACGGGCTCTGAGAGTAAAATACATATCAATGTCTACACCGATATCTCCAAGGGCTGTAAGAGATTTAGTAGTTAGCTTGGGTGATACCTTAACAAACTCACCTCCAACTTTCTTCCAGTTCCAGTCATCAGGTGCCCAGCCTATTTTATATAAGAACTCTTTAAGATGTTCTTGATTACCCAGGCGGGCCTTGACTGTTTGTTTACGTTGGAATTCTTCTCCGGATTTAATGGGAGGATTTTCTTTATGAGCATCACTTATATCTACATAGTCTCCTTTCCATTCTGAAAGCATACGAGCGGTAGCCTGAGTGTAATTACCGTTCTTAGTATAACGAGGTGTTTTAGGTTCTTTATCAATCATTACTTCCATGTCACCTAGTTTAGGTTCAACTCGTTCTTCTATCTCATAGATCTCTTCTCCAATCTTTTCTATGAGTTCCCATAGACCTTCTTTATCTACCTTCCAACCATTAGCTACTTGCTTGGCAGACCAATAGGATATTTCATGTTCGAGTTTAATAGCACTACTGTAAGTGACTTTCCTGTTAGCACTGGCTCTCATTATAGATTTCTTTTCTCTTTCAAGGACTTGATACACCTGGTAAGTTACTTGAAGGTCTTGTTCACAATACTCTTTCATTTCAGTAGAGTACTGACCGAACTCATTGAACTCACCCTTATGAGTACCAAGGAAGTTACCCCATGCTTTAAGTGAGTGTCTACCGTATGTGGTTTTACGAGAGAACCAATTAAGTTTACTCATAATCATAGTATCATAAGCTTTATCTAGAGGAAAGGTCCATCCCAGGACTTTTTCAATAACAGGTAAGTCATATCTTACTATGTTATGTCCGATGAGTAATTCCGCCGTATTTAAATACTCAAAGGCGTCGTCTATATTCTTTAGACTCGGGTCATGATCACTGAAGGAAATAGTTTCTCCCGTGTCTATGTTAAGGGTTGATATAACAAATATATCGTTTACTTTGTGGTATAAATCGTTAGCCTCGATGTCAATGACTAGCTTCATTGCGGGCCTCCTTTCTGGTTAATATTCTTTTGGAATAAACTTAACTGCTCTAATATTTCCGTTATAAAACAATCGCTTATCTCCTTTTCTTTTAGTGAGCACGTCAAGCTTGTGTTGTAGGTTTGCTTCTTGGTAGAATAGTCCTCCTCTTGTTTTACATTCTCTGATTACTACAAACCAAAAGTAATCGTGATGTTGTTGTCTTATTATTGCATTTAGTTCTTTACATGAGCCGGTATAGGTTCTCCAACTCATTTCTTTGCCATAGTTTTTGTTGCGGGTTTTTCTACCCCAAGATTTATATTGTTTACATCCAAGGTAGTACATACCGTTTTGTAAGTTATGAATGAAGTATAAGAAGCCAAAGTATTTTTCAGGATCCATAGCTTTCTTTGAACGCCAGTGACCTTGCCCTTCCCACTTCTTTGTTCGAGGTATTATGTTATCCAGGCGAGGTATGTAATCAGGTATATTCATTTATTTAACGTCGTATTATAGACGCCCTCCTTATGCTCCATAGATAACAGCAGCTCAGCGAATTGCCTGTTACTTATTCGCACTATATTAGAAGTATCTGTATCTTCACAATGCTGGCTAATAAAAACTTCATAATCTCCTATGACCATCTTAAGGTCTGGATAAAGGTTTTCATCACACACCACTGTTACTTCGGAAGTTTTTTCATTCATTTCTATGGTAAACATTTACTACTCCTTTAACTTAATCTTTCAAATTCTCTTCGACTCCCTATATCAAAGTACTCTAAGCAAGCATCAACAGAATCATTCAGAGTATAATGTTTTTCTGTGGCTACTGCTTCCATGAAGGGATGTATAGGGTCACCTTGATTTGCCCAGCATATTATGATTTTATTTTTAGTATGGGCAAACATTACTTCCATAGCAGTACCTGTACCTATATTTACAGGTGCGTTATCAGTTGCGGTACGTCTTATATCAGCTAATACCACAGTACTGTTAGCTATATCCTGTAAGTCTAATTTAAATACACGTCTACACGTATCCAGAGTTTTTCTTTCGTCTTCCAGATTACCTTTTATTTGAGTATGCAGAGGTATTCGTCTTGTTGGATCATAGACTGGGACCTTACAGTTTCTGAAGTGCTGTGTGGCAGTCCATCTCCACTCTCTCATGTCTTCCACGGGTACTTGTTCCATCTTACCCGCTAAATATACTCCTCCTTTACACATGATGAAGCTCCTTATGTATTTGTAGTGCTTTATTTAAACTATCCCTTTCTATTTTGAGTATGTCAGGTTCATCAAAGAAAGTTTTATGCTTCCTCATTGTATATCTGTTACTATACTCACTGATATGTTTAAATAATACTCTTTCTCTTTCGAAAGCTACCAGAGCCAGGATGTCACAGTCTTTACTGGTAACTCTGCTTTTATTATTGCCTCCACCTTTTGTAATTGAAAAGTGGTAGCCATAACCGGGTCTGTTCCAGCAAGTCTTTTTAATTTTACTTGACTTCACCTGTACTTTTAATAGTATATTGTCAACATCTAACACAATATCACTTGTCCCCATATGTACAATAGAAGCGTCATAACCTAGTTTCTTTAATTTGGTTATACATAAGTGTTCTGTTATAGTAGCTTTGTCTATAGCGCTTATTGGTTTGGGTTCTATATTCATAGTATCTCCTTTCTATAAAGTTGAGTTACCCCTGAGGGAATTAGGGGTAACTCTTTTTAATCTAATTTAGATGGTGTTTCCAGTCAACAGCACCTTTAATTCTGTTCTTAAGATCTTTACTGGCTTCATTTGTTATTGAGAAGCCTTCAGAATTAATCTCTACATCCTCAGTGGTTTCTGCATCAACCATAAAGCGATAAGTAGAGATAACTAAAGCATACTTTACTTCGTCATCTAAATCAGTAAATAGTTCTCCGAAGTGTTGGGAGAACCATAATACAGAAAACATAGCAAGATCAGACTCTTTAGTATCCTGCTTGTTTGCGGGTTTATAATCTTTAATTTTAACTATATCACCCATTAGAACTCATCGCCGCCTTCGCTATACTCTATTAAGTCAGTGACTTGCACTTCAGTTAGCATAGCAGAAGTACCTGTACGACCTCCGGCAGACCAATCATAAGAAAATACTTTGATAGCTCCTCGAGAACCATTACCTATTTTTCTGATAGTCTCTACTGCTAACTCAGATTTCTCTTTATCAACTACTTTAGGTCTTTCATTTGGTTCACCCTTTTGGTTTTTAGTTTTGCGTTTAACATTAGCTACGTATTTACCGTCGGCTTCCCTTACGTTAATACCAACAGCCTTCAGCTCGTCTACTTTCTTTTTATCAGTGGTAGCTACTTGTACTTCCCACTGTTCAGTACCGAAAGGTGCTTTAGGTGTGGCTAATGATGGCCAATTAAATTCTAGGTCTCTTATTACAACTACTTTAGACATATTATTCTCCTTTTATAATGCCTGAATTTCCGTTTAGTACTTTGGATAGATAATCCGCGTACCACTTTATTTTGTCTGCATCTTGAACGATGTTATCTTTCTTACCACATCGCAGACTATACTTAAGAATCTGTCCCACAAGGTGAGCTTGTATACCACTAAGGTGAGACAAGGCGTGCTCACAGATTCCTATGTATTCTATACCATCAGGGTAATTTCCTGGTGGAATTATTTTATAATGTTTTGGGTTAATAATGAGGTCCTTTTCCTCATCGCTTAATTCTTCGTAGTTACCGTGAAAGTTTGTCATAAGGTTCTCCTCCTCCTATAAGGGATCTATAATATTTTCATGGTCTTAAGCATGGTTCGCTTAAGTCTGCTCTTCAGGGTTCTCTCTGCCCACTCGTCGTCTTTACCTGTAGCTGACATGGTAGTACCGTCAGTTAAATCGGTGGTCATGAGGTATAAATCTTTGTTATGTGCTGTACTGTTTGCAATATCTATTTTTTCTTGTTCAGTATAATTCGTACCCCAGAAGTTACATGAACCGTCTATTGGGATAAGACTATAACCAACTTTAATCAGGTAAAGTTTACTGTTACCACCTAAAGGTCCTGTATAAGGTAGTTCTTCAGCATCTAACACCATGACACGCTTACCTGCTATGTCTTGTAGTGCTATACCTTTATCGTAGACATCAGTACCCCATGTTGGTTTAAGGTAAGTTCTATAATACCAATAGTAAGATTGTACAGTCTTGTCGTCTACATCTACATAAGGTATAGTCTTTTTGCCTTCAAGTATATTTATAGTCCAATATTGAGCATCAAGGTTTCTTGTAGTTTCTTCTGCTTTATCCATAGTATACTTAGCATTAAATAAAGAAGGATCAGCTACTGATATATGTTTCTTGTAATAATCCAGTAAAGAGTTTCTTAACATCATGGTAGAAAAGAAATGGAACATTGATTTATCATAAGCGGATCCTCTGGGGCCTACTAACGCATCAAAGTAGCTCAGATTAATTTCTTTTCTTGTAAAGCTCTCAGAGTAAGATGTTGCAGCTGCACTACTATAGTATGATGTTTTTCTTGAGTCTTTATAAGCAATAACTTTTTCTCTTTCATTAATAGTCTTTTGCTTATTCATTTGTTTTATAACGTATTGATCAGAATGTTTCTTTAGTTTATTAAAAGTCTCTGTAGTTTTAGGTAATGAATAAGCTTTCATAAAGCACATTAATGTATAATCGAGTTCGTCTTGCTCTCTTTTAATATCGTCAAGGGATAATGTAATAAAGTCCATGTTATTCTCCTTTCACATGAATAAGTTTACCCCATGGTACGGTCTCAACATCGCTTGGGCACAACCATATCACAGGATAGGGTGGTTCTTTCTCAGGTATATCACATACTTCCAGGTCAGTGAAGTATATCATAAGCTGAGCGTCTTTATGCTTCTTATTGACGTGGTCAAAGGCTGGGGTGACTGCTGTACCTCCCCGGCCTGTTATTTCAAGACCACTTATGTCATCATGGTCTTCAAATATCTTTTCATCTGTTACCTCAGTGTCTGCATCGATGATAACTAGTTGTTCTGGTTTAATTTCTTCTCGAAGAGCTTTGATCTCTCCCAGAGCGAACTCAAACACTTCATGATACATACTACCTGAGGTATCATTAGCCCATACCCATTTACCTGCTCTGCTGCCTACCATGCTGGGTAGATAGAGATCGTCGGCAAAGTGCTTTCGGTTGGGTCGGTTGTAAGAGAAATCCTCTTGCCCTATGCTTATTATTGTGGAGCGTAGAACAGATCGCCAATCAACCTTAGGCTTTCTTATTTTCTTTATTTGTTCTTTGGCCCATCCGGGTACGTTACCTATTCCTTCAGCATTCTCTATGGCACGTACAAGCTTTTGCTCTGCATCCATAGTCATTTGTTCCATTTCAGCTGGAGTAGGTTCTCCGTCAGGTCCACTGCCTTTGGGGCATAATACTAAACCCCAACTGCCTCCACTTCCTCCTTTCGGTGGATCAGGTAGAACCGCATAAATCTCTTCAGCACTTTTATTAGCATACTGAGAATCACATAGTCCCCCTGGTGGGAGCTCAAAGCCAGCTTCATATAACCTTGGGTTTATGTTATAATCACAAGCATGATTCCACTTTTCATGATCTCTATCACCTTGCCTTAAGTGATGAAGCTTAAGTACGTGTTCTACTTCATGAGCTATTACTCCTTTAACGTTGGCTTCGGTTATTGTATCCACCCATTTATCATTATAAAGCAAATTATAACCGTCAGTAGCCATAGTAGGTATTCTATCTGTCTGTATTGTACTTAACTCTAGCGCGGTGGACCCGTAGAATGGGTCCGTTAACGCCAGATTAGTCTTTGCTCTAGATATTTTAAGGTTTGCTTTCATTACAGCATCATCTCCCTTCCTGATGTTAAGAACCAGTTAGTTACTTCAGGTAACTTTCTTAGCTCATCGTTTCTCCTTATAGCATCTCGCATAGTAAAGGCTCCGAACTCTTTATCGTTAATTCGATCTATGTAAGTTATAAGGTGTTTCATAGTACTTCTTTTAACATGAGCAGCTATAGCTCCGCAGATAGCATGAAGTACTGGTGGATCTGTAGGTACTTCTGTAGTACTAGGGCTCTTAAGGACATCATCTGGGTCAGGCATTTGATCTGCCACCTTCAGATAACCTAAGAAGTCTGCCGTAGCGCCTTCACCGAGTTGAGCCTTAAGAGCTAGTTGTCTTTCCCTTGGTTCGAAGTCTATATCAAGGATAGTATTAGCTCTATCCCAGGATCTTGGGCTTGGACAAGCTTCAACGTCAGGATTAAACTTACTTAGGAACTCCGGTCTATGTCTTATAAAGCTTGTTATTGTATGATTAAATTCTTTTACTAAAGCATAATCATCAAGCCAAGACGGTGCATCGGCTTCAAGAGTCCAATGCGATAGTCTATCATTAAGATGACTCGGCATAGGTGAAGTACCTGCTCTGCTACTCATTGGATTACCTGCAGTAACAAACTGTACACCATGAGGTATCTTATGCTCACCTATTATGAATTCGTTTATAGGTTGGGCACATAGATTCTTGGCTGCCATTACTGCTTGGTTAATCTCGTCTAACAGTACTATACACTTACCAAACTTTTTTACCTTCTCGTGCATTTGTTTTAAGAAGGGACTTATAGCTCGGCTGTAGTAAGTCCTGTCGGCCGAGAGTACAGGAAATCCTGCTATCTCTGCTGGGTCGTATTGAGCTATAACTACGGGTATAAACCCTGCGTTATTCTCTTTGGCTACTTGTTCTACAATAGAAGTCTTACCTACCCCTGGTACACTCTGTAGGTTAACAGTGATGTACTTGTTTGGGTTAGTACCTTCAGGGTAAGACCAGTTCTTCTGTAGTATTTTACTTAACATTGATTTTGCCATCTTGGGTGTCATGGTGTTTCTCCTTTCACATGATCATCAAATGCTCTTCTCATTTCAGGCATACGGTTAGTCATACTGTCTCCTATAAGCCTGTGTTCGTGTTTATGCATTAGTTTCATTAATGCATCGAAGGATAGTGTGGGATCATTATCCAGTTCAGCCCAGAACTGATCCCAAAATATCTCTTCTTGCTCCTTACAGTAATGCGTGAAGCGTCCCATATGTTAATCACCTCCGTTTCTTAGCTTGTTTCTTATCTTAGTATCTTCAGGACCTAAGTCCATTTCTAGTTGTTCTTCTTTTATTTTCTTATCTAGTTTCTTGTCTAAGGCATCGTCGAGATCTCTGGTGAGAGCATCTATAGACTGAAGTATAGGTCCGCTATCGATCTCGTGTTTAATCATGAAGGTCATAAGGTTTTTCACCTTCCAGTTCATTATAGTATCCGTGTTTATCTTTACACGTTCATCATGGTCTGCCTCCATATATCGTTTTATTTTACCCATTACATACTCCTTTCTTCTGCTAAATGTTGTACTACCATTGAATGAAGACTGGTAGTCTTATTCCACTCTTCATTTAATTTCATTGAATCCTTGTGCTTCTCAGCATAGTCAAGGAACTCTACTACACTCCAAGAGTTAACCTCTTCGTGTATCTGTTCTAAGAACTTATCGTGTGGTGAGCTCATTTATTTCTCCTTTTAAATTGAGTTTTAAATTGAGTATAATTATCTTGTACATGTTTCACTACTATATAATGCCACCCATACTTTCCTCCACATTCAGG